AAACGCAAACGACGAACAGTTCGCATTAGCAGCCTAAACACTGCTTAGGGTTTCGGTAGGTTTCCTCGTAACAGAATAACCTACCACTTTTAACTTTTAAGGGAATTTACAGATGAAGAAAATTATTTTAGTGGCTGCATTAATGGCAGCAGTTTCTGCTCAAGCAGTTGAGCTGGGCATCAATGCAAGTCGTGACACTGCGAATTCTGATCGCACAGGTTATGGTATCACTGTTGGCCAGAAGTTTGGCTCATATGGTGTTACTGCTGGTTTCGATCAATACAAAGATGGAACAGACTTGAACAAGTATAGTTTAGTTGGATCTTATGATGTAACTAAAGTTGGACCAGTTACACTTGCTGCAAAAGCTGGTGTTGCTTACTTGGATCAAAAAGGTGCAACTGATGGTTATGCAGCATTAGTTGGTGCAGGTGCTTCTTATCCATTGACCAAAGAATTGGCATTGACTGCTGACTATCGTTATCAAGCAGGACAAAGTCGTGTTAGCAATCTAAATGGTAGCACTATTGCTGCTGGTTTGAAATATTCATTTTAATGAATATTCTGCCATTAAAGACGCAGGTATTGGTCGCAGAAAATAAAAAAGAAGATACAACTGAATCTGGTATCATTATCGAAGGTGCACGTGGAGTCGGTAATACAGCAAAGGCAACTGTTCTTGCAGTTGGTCCAGATGTTAAGGATGTTAAAGTGAATGATGTTATTTTATTGGATTGGTCAAAAGCATCTCCAGTAAAAGTTGGTGATGTTCAAAGGGCAATGATTAAAGAAGAGTTTATCATTGGTGTGTTCGAAAGTTAATAAGGAAATTAAATGAAATCATTTATCGCACTGTTAGTATTAGCATTTGCTTCTATAACCTTTGCCGCAGAGCCAGCAAAGAAAGAAGAACCAAAGAAAGAGCAACCGAATTGCGTGACGAAGGATAAAAAAGGTAATTGTCCTCTTCCACCAAAAGGTGAAAAGCCAACACCAAAGAAAAAAGTTGAAGAGAAGAAATAATTTCTCCTAAATAATTCTACAGTGGGTTGTTGGATCCCAATAAAACCATCATTACACAAACACAACACAAGGAGTATTTTTATGTCTAATATGACACCTTTCGAGATTCGCCTCGAACTTTTAAAAATGGCGAAAGACATGCTTAACGATGACTACTACGGTAAGCGTGAGGTAATTAGCAATAGCTGGCATGCCCAGTTAGAAGTCGCTAAAATCAATGGTGGAGTGCTACCTGAACATCCAGGATTCCCAGCATACCCATCAGAAGCGGAAATCATTGCAAAGGCTCAGACCCTAAATGGTTTTGTTTCAAACATCCCACTAGATACAAAGACTACTAGCAAAAAGTCCACCTGATAGGGAATTGGATTGCAGGATTCACACATTCTGCAATCCTCTTGATTTAAGGAGATCGATATGCATAAACGATTATACAGTTTAGCAGTAATAATTTTAATAAGTGTAACATTATTAGTAAGTGCAGGATATAACAAAGACAAATACATTGATGTAACATATACACAATTAACACCAGAAGCCAAAACACAGGTTGATTGTTTGGCAGAAAACATTTATTATGAAGCAGGTTATGAACCACGAGATGGGCAGATTGCAGTTGCAATGGTCACATTGAATAGGGTGCAAGACCCACAATTCCCAAAAGATATTTGCTCTGTAGTGAAACAAAAGGTAAAATCTACATGTCAGTTCTCTTGGTTCTGTGAACATAACAAAAGAATCCAGAATAACTCAGTATACATTCAAGCACGAGAGGTTGCTTTGATGGTGTATGCTAACTACGAAAAGATGCATGACATGACAAGTGGTGCATTATTCTACCATGCGGATTATGTTAATCCACGATGGAAACTTGAACGAACTGCCGTAATTGGCAGACATATTTTTTATAAACAGAGAGATGGTATTTAACATGATGAACAAACTGAACATTCAACTTAAAGATAGCGGAGACGATTCAGCACACTCGTTTTATCTCCTCATGGAAGAAATATCATTACAATCTGCGAAAACATTGGTTGAATGGATCTTTGAAGCAAACTTTACCGAAGAACGACCAGATTTACTCAATCTGATTATCTGTTCTCCAGGTGGTGACTTGAACGCTGCATTTGCAGTTATCGATACTATGAGAGGTTCAGCAATCCCTATTCGCACAATTGGTTTAGGACAGATTGCTTCGGCAGGATTAATGATCTTTCTTGCTGGTGATAAAGGGCATCGTATTCTTACACCAAATACTTCTATTCTTTCCCATCAATATACATGGGGTGCTTTTGGTAAGGAACACGAGTTATTCGCAACGGTAAAAGAGTTTGACCTCACGACAAAGAAAATGATTAGTCATTATAAAAAGTCTACTGGTCTAGCTGAGACAAAAATCAGAGAGGTATTGTTACCACCTCAAGATATCTGGCTCAGTCCTCTTGAAGCCAAAAAATTAGGATTATGCGATGAAGTTAAAGAACTTTCTTAATTATGTAAAATTTTCTGGAATCTGGATAGGGTTTGTTTTGAATCCTTACCACTGGGAATTTCGAGTAGAAAAAACTGGACCAACTGATACAGATCCAAACGGATATATGGCATCTGTTTATTTTGGACCATTTTGGATTAGGGCTGTCTTAGATGATGGTTCTTGGTAAATTAAAGGGGATGATTATGAATGATAATGTTTTTGTTGGTTGTGTTACACTTGCAATAGTGACACTAATTGGTTCGATTACTTTCTATCGATACAGTGAGATGAAGTCAGTTGAGAGAAATGTAGAATCAGCGATTGTAAAGGGAATTGATCCCGTTGCAGTTCGTTGTGCTTATGCAAACGCATCAGATATGGTTTGTGTAGCCTATGGAGCGTCTCATCAACAAGGGTTTTCCACCCCAAAATCCACTAAGTAAGTAACTACTTACCAAACCGACCCTCTAGGATACAGGTGTTCTAGGGGGTTGTCTTTAATTCCCAATTAGCGTATAATATCTCTATTATCGTTGAAAAGGAAGTTAAAAATGAGTTTACTTACAGTTGGCAATCCAAAGTTGTTAAAGGGTCAGAAGAAGGGCTACTTGTCTTCAGTGTTGCACTTTGCACCTGCTGATTTATCAGGTAAAGAAGTATGCGCTAAACGAACAAAGGGTTGTACCATTGCATGTTTGAATCTTGCTGGTCGTGGTGGCATCTTCAAGAAAGGTGAAACTACTAATGTGATTCAGCAAGCAAGAATTCGTAAAACCAAAGCATTCTTCGAAAATCGTCAAGCATTCCTCAATGAGTTGACTGTTGAGATTCTCAAAACAAAAACCAAAGCAGAAAAACAAGGACTCATTCCAGTCTTTCGTTTGAATGGCACTTCAGATCTCGCATGGGAAAAGTATGAAGTTGCAAATGGTAAGAACATTTTCCAAATGTTCCCAGAAGTCCAATTCTACGACTATACCAAAATCAACAATCGTAAAGTATCACACATTCCTAACTACCACCTGACTTTCTCTAAAGCAGATGGCAATGATATGGATGTTCGTATTGCACTATCAAACGGCATGAATGTTGCAGCTGTATTTCACAAAGTGCCAGAAACATATCTTGGTCGTCCAGTTATCAATGGCGATGAGACTGATCTTCGTTTCTTAGATCCAAGGGGTGTTATCGTTGGTCTTAAGGCTAAGGGTAAAGCAAAGAAAGATACTACAGGATTTGTTGTATGAAAAATTTCAAACCAGTCATTGTAGATTTTGAAATCATTCCTGATTATTTTGTATCTCCTGAAGGTGATATATGGAGCACAAAAGGAAAAACACCCAGAAAGATGAGACCAGGAAATACAAAAACTCAAAAAAATTATCCAAAGGTTTCTATACGCATCAATGGAAAGAGTGCTACGCAATTAGTTCATAAATTAGTTTGTACAGCATATCACAAATTTCCAAAACCTGAAAGTGTTACCAAAGCAGAATGGAATGAAACACCAGAATCTGTAAAGAGATTAGTAGAGTCGATGTATCAAGTTAATCATATTGACCATGACCATTACAATCACCACCCCAGTAATCTAGAATGGGTGACTGTGAAAGAAAATAATAAAAAATATCAAGACCACGCAAAAACATCTTGACTTGCAACTTTATTTGAGGTATAATTACATTATGCAATTTTTACATACATCACTTGGAAAATCCAAGAAGAAAAAACCGAATGCCAAACAACGAGAGTTGAAAGCATCATGGGAAGCCATGTTAAAGAAGTATGAGTCAAAGAAACCGATAGTGCAGACTAAGGATGATGGCTTTACATACTCGCTTGGAAAACCTGCTTGTCGTGAGACACCTAAGATTCCAAGTCTTCCATTTACTGGCGCACCTTGTTATAAGAAACCTAACCCTGTTTATACTGGCACTGCCATTAAGGGTATTGGTACGATGCACAAGTCTAATGCTGTTCCAGTGTTTTCTGACGAACAAGCAATTGAGATCGCCACTATGAGGAGAGGGTAATGAAATACATAATGAAGATTAGACTTCGCAAAGACGGAACGTGGGAACATGTTTATGAAGATAATCCTTCTGAACAAGAGTATCTAGTTGATATTGCATCAGACTATCTTGAACAAGCTGTTGAAGCATCACGCTACAAAGATGCAAAACGAGTAATTGATCACATCAGGGGATTGAAATGAGTGAATTTTGTGTTAAGTGCTCTGAGAAAGATGGAGAACTTGAACTTCTCCGTAAACGACACTATGAAGAAACTGAATGTATGAAAGCAAAGATTGCTAAATTGCAGGATGAAAACGATGCATTAATCATGGATGTTGCATTCTATGGTGGTAATTTAATTAACTTGTCTTGCAATGACAAATAAGGTATAATATATTATGACACTAAATGAGAAGTATAGCGACTTACAAGTCCAAAAAATGAAATTAGATAAATTCTTCTCTATGTTCCTTGAGAAGTTTGAAAGACAGATGGATCCTGATAGAACGGATACACCTGTTTGGAAACTCTATAAAAATAAACTCAAAGAATATGAAAAGGTAGATCATGAACTTAAAGCAACTGGATATTGGATTAATAAAGAACGAAATGTTTAAGACTGCAAATGAATTTTCCCTTCACATAGAACAGATGGTTCGTGATAGCAAAATGACATATATGGATGCTGTTCTTCACTATTGTAAAGAAAACTATCTAGAGCCAGAAGATGTATCAAAGTTGATTAACAGATCTCTTAAAGATAAGATTGAAATGAATTTCCGTGATTTGAACTACTTACCAAAGCAAGCACAACTGGATGTGTAATGGATGGATTTAAGGCATATCGTTATTACCTAGCAATTAAACTTCACTTCACCACTGACAGATTCAATGTCTTTGAAAACAGAGGTAATGTTCGTGGTACTCGTGAAGCATTTAATGCTCGTAACGACAGATATATATTTGAGAAGTTAGCAAACAAACGACCAGATGATAAAGACATCATCCAGTTCTTTGTAGCGAACTTTGCATATGGTAACGACCAAGTGATTTATGCTGGTCAAGAAGCAGACGATAATTATTTGCAATGGCAGAAACGAAAACAGTCTATGACTAAGATTTTTGTGGATGATTTAGCAACCCTATTAACTTATGCTGAAGTAAATAAGTTGAAACCAACTGCAATATTTCAGTTTACAGAAAACGAATATCCAGTAGCATTAAATTTATTTGTTGGAGGTAAAATTGCAATAGAAACTCTAAATATAATAAACGAATTAACAGGAATACTTGATGAATGGTCAACCCATGCTTCTGTGAAGTACATATGGGAAGATGAGTTGCGAAGAATTAAAAAGTTGACTGGGTTCGTGAAATACGATAGAATTAAGATAGGTAAAATCTTTGAGCATTTTAAAGAAGAACTTGCAGAGTGATACAATGGGTAAGACATATTACAAACAACGAAAAGATGATGAATTTTCTGGAAAGCGTTCTGGAAAAGGTGGTGGTATGAAAACGCTAAATAGTTATGTTGATGAAGACTATGATTTAAATGATGACTCATTTGACGATGAGATTGAGATTAGTGATGACATTCAGATTCAACATATACAAAACGATAATACAAATTAATACATTTTTAATACAAAGGAAATACGATGGATATTCAATCTCTACGCAAAATGCGCAACTCTGACTTTGGTGCTATTTCAAACGCATTCGAAAAAGTCGCAAATCCCCAATCCGAACAAAAGTCTTTTACAGACGATCGCTTCTGGCGACTCGAAGGTGATAAGGCTGGCAACGGAACAGCAACAATCCGATTCCTACCTCGTGTAGAAGGTGATGAACTCCCATGGGTTCGTATCTTTTCTCATGGCTTCCAAGGTCCAACTGGAAAATGGTATATCGAAAACTCCCTAACAACTCTTGGTGAAAATGATCCAGTCGGTGAATTGAACACCCAACTTTGGAACTCTGGTTCTGAAGCCAACAAAGAGATTGCTCGCAAACAAAAGCGTCGCCTTTCATTCACTGCTAACATTCTGATTGTATCAGATCCTAAGCATCCTGAGAATGAAGGTAAAGTGTTCTTGTGGAAGTTTGGTAAGAAAATCTTTGATAAGATTATGGACAAGGCTCGTCCAACCTTTGAAGATGAAAAGCCAGTCAATGTCTTTGACTTCTGGGAAGGTGCAAACTTCAAACTCCGTATGCGTAAGAAAGATGGTTACGCAAACTATGATGAGTCTGCATTCATGGAACCAGCTGCAATCTCTAGTGATGATGAAGAGATTCTTAAGATTGCTAATGCTCAGCACAAGTTGTCTGAGTTTACTGATCGTAAGAACTTCAAGTCTTATGATGAGTTGAAGAAGAAACTCAATGAAGTTTTGTCTGGTGATTCTTTTGCTAGTAAGTCTGCTGCACAGATCGCTGAAGATGAAGATCGTCCAGTAGCACAAACACCAAAGATCGCTTCTAAACCTGCGCCAGCACCAAAGGCAATGGAAGAAGACGACGATGATGTTATGTCGTACTTTGAGAAGATCGCTAAAGAAGATTAATCTTTAGAGTAGAAAAGAGAAAGGGATCCTGTTGGATCCCTTTTTTATGTCACCATTCTACCTCTGAGATATGAATTCACCGAAGGTTCTGTGTTTCGAACAGGTGGTTTCATAATTTGAGTTGTTTTGTTATTAGTCATAACTGGAGCATTAACAACGCTCGTATTATTACCAACAGTGTGTGCTCTTGCCAATGCTGACTCAGCATTAGTTTTAGAAGCAGCAGTAACATTAGATGCTTCTGTTGGTGCCACAGTAGATACTTTATTAGTCTCGCTAGCTACAACAGCTGTTGCACCTTTGGTCTCTGCTGCAGCTGCAGGTTTAGCTGCGTCACCACCTCCACTTTCAGATTTTGTATCACCTTTGAAAGGATACCATGGACCAATCTTTAATGGTTCATCCTTAAATGGAATCTTAATGGAAACTCCAGGAATACTAAACTCCTTAAAGAATCCAATAACTTTTGCAGCCATATCACTAAACATTTTAGTAACTGGTGCGAATATATTAGCAAGTGGTTGTATAATATACAAATCAATATTATCAACAATCTTTTGTGGGATTCCTCCAAGTGCATCATTCAAAAATGCCCATGCCTTTGCCATTGGTTCAAACACCAATGCTTTTAAATCAAGATTATCAAATGCTTCTTGTAGTGTTCTGATTGGATGGAAGATCTTGTCCATCAATGAAGCAAACAAGTCAGAGAATGTGAATGAATCTAAGAACTTGGCTGCATCATCAAATCCGATTGCACCTAAGATCCAAGAGATACCATCTTTGATTAAATCGAAGAAGGACATAAACACACCATTGATTAGTCCAGTGATACCACCTTGAATTGCTCCAAGAACACCTTCTTTTTTAAACCCATCTATTGCACCACTAACAGTATCAAATATACCCATAATGATTTGTATGGGTATAAATATTTTTGAAACAATCTTAGAAACAGCACCAAATACCTTTGCGAATTTTCCAAAGTATTCACCGATTCCACCGAAGAAGTCTTTAATACTTTTAACAATTTTCATCACAACACCATCACCACTTAATGCAGAGAAAGCCTCTTTGAATGGTGCAACAAATTTGCCAACAACATCACTAATGAATGTGCCGATACTTTTTAGTATCTGTCCGATTTTGGAATCTTCGAAGAAAGAGAAATACTTTTTAAACTTGGCCACGGATTCTTCAAAGAATGTAGCTATTACACTACCGATTTTTGTAATTTTACTTTTAATAGTATCAATAACACCTTCAACAAAGGATACTATATTTTTAAATTTCTGCTGCATTTTTGCGGAAAGATCATCTAATCCTAACCACTTACCAAGTTTTGATTCAGTAAAACTTTTAAATATTTTACCAATTCCTTCGACACCTTCTCTTAAAAGTTTAGCAAAGAATTTCATTGTTTCAATTTGAGCACTAAACAAACCAGCGATCGTACCCAATGCGCCAGCAATGATAAGACCAAATTTAGCAATATTTTTTAACCAGCTACTATCATCTTTCTTATCTTTTTTCTTATCGTCTTTTTTACCACCCATACCACGAGTGTTTTCTTCAATTTTACTTAATAATCCTGATTGGATGTCTCTTGCTCTATTACCTTCAATTTCTGTTTCTAAACCTTTGCCATCGCCACCACTAGCAGCTGGTACATTGCTAAGTGCTCTAGTATTGAACTGAACAGCAGTTACTAATTTTCTTATACCAGATGTTAAGTCTTGTAAAGAACTGATTAGTTCTCCTGCTAGGTTACCCATCCCACCACCTGCACCTGAGCCACCACCTCCACCACCATAAGATGATATCGGTCTGCTGCCTGATTGTGCTAGCTGGTTAGATTGTTTTTGAAGTACGAGTTCCATTTATTTGCTCTCTAGTCGTTTCTTTTCTTCTTCTAAGTATTCTTTTAACATAAAGACATAGACCTCTCGCTCGAACGGTAACATGTTATCAATATCTGATAAAGCATATTTGTGATATTGCAATAAGGCAAAATTCATTTTATAATGATTCACCAAAGTGTCATGACAAAGGTTTATTAAAAAAAACTTTCCATGCCCTCCAAGACAATTTTATGTGCCTTGTTACAAACTGGACAATTGTAATTAATCGTATGAGTCATCTTTGGCATAGTATCAAAGAAGTTTTGAATCTTACCAAATTGCTCAGATGTCAAATTATTAATAAAATCCATTAGTTCTTGTTCAGTCTGATCCTTCGCATGATAAACAGCATCATTATCATAGATGTAATCAATTGAAGAAGCCACCAATTTAAAGGTGTCTTCATTCGTTACTGCTCCACCTTGTAGTTTTTTAATATCATCGATATTAGGATACTTCATAACTACACCAACATCACCAAACAATGCAATTTTATCAGTATGTCCTTCTTTTTCCTGAACCTTAATTTCAGAGAGGTCTACTGTATGTTTAAGTTTAGCCTTTTCATTATCTGATCCGTGATCTTCATCACATGATAAAATAATATCAACAGTCTCACCGACTGACTTAGATCTTAACTGAGTGAAAATATACTCGATATCAAAGATCGCTAATTTACTAACATCAATAGTTTCTGTGATACATGATTTAATAACTTCTTTCAATGTATCAATCATTACCCTCTGATCAGCACTTTGTTGTGCAACTAAAAGTGCTTTTTGATCCTTAACTAAAAATGGTCTGTATGTAACAGACTTTTTAGTTGATGGAACCACCAAATTATAAATTGGTGTACTATTCATTGGTAAAGCCATAATTATTCTCCTTTAGACATATTCTTAATTAACTTATTCAACTCAGCAGTGCTACCTGTAAAGATAACATTGTTATTCGTCACTTCTTTTCTGGATCCCTCTTTAGGTGTATCCAGTTTTTGCTTCTGTTGATGTAGATCCAATAGCTGTTGGTTTATATCAGCCAACTGTTTCATTAGATTTCCAACAACTTCAAATGCTCTTGGATGCTCAGACTGCATAGCCACATCAAGTGACTTCTGCAGTGCTTCCTGTCCTTGCTGGAGTAAAATACGAAGATTACCTCGAGTGATATCGAAGTCGTCTTGAATTTTATTTGTAGAGTCGTTAATAACTTCTCCAGTCTTTGTTATCACTTCAGTCTGCCCCATCGGTTGTATACCAAACTCGGCAGATAATGTTTCATCAATCTTCATTCGCAATCCTTAATGATGTATTTATTAGAACTTCAATAATCCTGGAAGTTTTGTAACTCC